AGTCGAGAAAGCTCTTAGGCATCTCGTAGGTTACACAAAAGGTTTGATGGCCGAAAACGAGAAGCTAAAGGGCGAGGTTAAATCTCGACCTACGCAGGTTCTAAAGCGGGTAGAAGCGGAATTGAAAAAAGCTCCGGCTATGTCGGCTGCCAGTGGTGGCAGTGCGGCGGATTCGTCGGGGCCGAGTGGTGATCCCTCAACGTGGTCAGATGCTCAGTTAGCCGAGTTCCTTGAGAACGCATAAGCGTTTTTTCAGGAATTCTAAAGGTTAATGTCAAAGACAGCATTTACGACCTCCAATAACCTCACGAAAAAGGTTTGGGAGGAGAAACTATATCGCGATACGCGCAAGGCCGCGTATTTTTCTAGGTTCATGGGCGACACTTCTGAGTCTCTGATTCAGGAGAAGACCGACCTTACGAAAGAGCAGGGAGACAAAATCACGTTCGGTATCCGCATGCGGCTTACCGGAAGTGGTGTTACTTCCGGCCAACAGCTCGAAGGAAACGAGGAGAAGTTACAGACGTACGACTTCTCTGTAACGCTTGAGCAGTACCGCCATGCCGTTAGAGATAACGGAAAGATGGACCGGCAGCGAGCCATGTTCTCTATCGATAAAGAGAGCAAGATGGCTTTGCAGGATTGGGGCGGCGAGAAAATCGATCAGCTCATGTTTGATGCTCTTGGGATTGGTAGTGGTTCCACCACTGACCCGACCAAGATTTTCTACAAGACCTCCGATTCGGGAACGAACAGCTTCCTCGCAACCGGAACGGCCGCAACTGCGAAGGCAGCTCTTTCCGCTACGAACAGCCTCCTTACTCTCGACTTCATCACGAAGTTGAAGGCATGGGCGGTTACCGGTGGTAACAGGGCGTACACTCCGCTTCGACCCGTCAAGGTAGACGGTAAGAAGTACTATGTATTGCTCGTCCATCCGGATGCACTCGCGGATCTGAAGACTACTTCGGCTTTCCAGAATGCAATGCAGTACGCACAAGAACGCGGAGACGAAAACCCGCTGTTCACTGGGGCGACTGCAATCTGGCAGGGCGTTGTAATTCACGAACACGAAAACTGTTACGTTGCTACTGATGGTGGTGGCGCTTCGGTTGCGTGGACGAAGGCTATCTTCATGGGAGCACAAGCGGGTGTGTTTGCTTGGGGCCAAAAAGAAGAGGTTATTCAGAAGAAATTCGATTACGACAATGAGAACGGATACGCCTGGGGCATAATCGGGAAGGCTGGCAAAGCTCAGTTCAACTCCCTTGATTACGGCTCGATGGGTGTCTATCTCGCGAGAACGAATATCTCTGGAGTGTAAGGTTTTCTGTAGCGCTCTGCTCGTATGGGGAGCGCTACGGTTTTTATTTTAAGGTCGAATGGCAAATACAAACGCAACGAAAGCCGGAAGTGGGGTTCAGCCTCGCGCCGGTAATGACATCACGGCGGTATATGAGAGCTACACTCTCGCATCCGCTACCCTAAACGACACGTACACGATGTGTAAAATCCCGGCGGGGGCAACGATTCTTGACGTTGTTCTTAGCTCGGATGATGTCGATACGAACGGAACTCCTACGGTGAAATACGACGTAGGCGATTCCGGTTCCGCAACTCGATTTATTTCCGCAACCACTATCGGCCAGGCCGGTGGTGTTGCTCGAATGGATCAGAAGGGCGGACATCTCAAGGCGTACACCGCAGACGATACCGTGATTGTGAAAATCAACACGGCAGCCGCTACTTTTGCGGCCGGTACTATCCGAGTCGGCGTTCTCTACACGATGCAGCAGTAATCCGAAGGGGGGAGGGGGTAGTACCCCTCCCTTATTGAATGGCAACCACGGATTACGATTTCACTGCAACTAGAAATACGATTATTCGAAGAGCTCTTCGAAAGGTCGGCGCAATCTCAGAAACGGCCACGCCTTCGGGCGAACAGCTCAATCATGCCGTTGATGCGTTGAACGAAATCGTCAAACACTGGCAGGGTAGCCACGTCTACCTTTGGTCACGTCGCGTACTCTCCGTTACTCTCGCGACGGGCGATAAAGATTACTCTCTCTCCACTGACCCGGCAGTTTTCGGTGTCGATAAGGCATACCTTCGACAAGCAACGAACAGCGATTACGAGCTAGAGAAAATCTCGTGGTTCGATTACCAATCAATCGTCGATAAGGATTCGACCGGCACTCCTTCTTGCTACGCAATCGACAACCAACCGACACCAACTCTCTACGTGTGGCCCGTTCCGAATTCCTCGATGAACGGCAAGCTTCTTTACTACCTCGGGATAGCGAAGCTCAAAGATTTCGACAGTTCTTCAGGGAGCGGAGATTTCCCCGTGAAGTGGCAACAGGCTCTCACGTATGCGCTCGTTGTCGACCTTGCCGACGATTACGGCGTCCCGGTCAACGAGCGAAAGCACTACGTCCAGATGGCGGACAAACTTTTTAGAGAAGCGCGGCGCGGAGAAAACGACCGCTCGGATAGTGACTTCACGACGGGGGCATATTAATGGGTTTAGCCGTACAGGTTGAAGCACTTTGGAACGGACTTCGCGACAATTCTGGGAATCCGCTCTCAGGCGGAAAGGTGTACGCATACTCGGCCGGGACCACCACGGATAAGGCGCTTTATACCGCCGTCGATAAATCCGCATCAGCGACACAACCTCTCATCCTCGATGCGTACGGCAAGGCCCAAGTATGGGCCGATGGTGCGTATAAGTTCGTCGTAAAAGATTCGAACGACAACACACTACAGACTCTCGACAATCTTCGTTACGGCTATGACGACGGTGTGCTTATCTGGGGGTCGACCTCGGGCGGAACCGGGAATGCGCAAACCATTTCGGTTTCGAGCTCGATTACTTCTTACTCGAACGGTCAGCGATTTATTTTCATTGCTGGTAATTCAAACACTGGCGCGGCTACTCTCAATATTAATTCGATAGGCGCACTATCTATCGTGAAGGGTTCGACACCTTCGGCTCTTGCATCGGGCGACATTCGTTCCGGGCAAATCGTCGATGTCGTGTACGAGTCGGGTGGTGGTGGCCGCTTCCGCCTTCAGCCGTATTTCGCTGTTCAGGATATACAGAACAGCTTAATGCACTATGTTGCCGGTGCAGGTACGGCAAACGCTCAGACTATTACCCTTAGCCCTGCTGTTCTGGCTCTGGTAGCTGGTCAAACCTTTCGGTTTCTTCCGAGTGTTTCTAACACTGGTGCGCTTACTCTAAACGTCAACGGGCTCGGCGCGACGGCGGTTCAATATAAAGGAAAGGCGTGCGTAGGTGGTGAGGTAGTTCAAAACGTCCCCGCTGAAGTCACCTATGACGGAACTCAGTTTCAGTTAGCGAACCATGGTGGCGGATGGGCGGACTTCTCCGCAAGCGCAACTTATTCCGCCGCCACGACCATGACCTTTACCGGCGTTACGACGAACACGTGGAAGTATCAACGACACGGTAAGCGCGTCGATATCATTGTTAACGCGACAGGAACGCTCGGCGGGACTGCGACGACTGCCGTACTCGTAGATCTTCCGATAGCCGCTTCAAGCGTGAACGGCGGAAGCTTTCCGGTGTTTATTAGCAATAACGGAACGGTTGGAGGTACGGCGGTTTTCAACACCACCACTCAATTGTCGATTCGTAGGTACGACGCTGCCGCCTTCACGGCCGCGCCGACCGCTTGCACCATCGCGCTCATCGGGTCGTACGAAACTGCATAATGCCTATTCAAACCGTCAAGATTCCTATCGCCAGTCCCGTATATAGCGGGGTTGATGGTGTTGAGCTTGACGATGCGAACGCGCAGCTTGTTGACGGGTATCGGGATGAATTCGGCGCAACGGTTTCGCGTCCCGGGCTCTCTTCTCTTGTCGACCTAGGCGGCAGCACGGCCGCCCCCGTTCGGTCTCTCTATTATTGGCCTCACCAAAATAGCGTAATCGCGACCGTTGGTGGTGCTCTCGCAAAGCTTACCTATGAAGGCAAGGTGATCGCAGCTACGGCGCTCAGCGGCGTCGTATTCAATCCCTCGAAGCGGGCAACGTTTGCAACTGATGGCACGTACGTATTTGCCGCAGCCGGTGGGAGAATTCACTATAGCAACGGTACCGGATACGATGTAATTTCTGACCTCGACGCGCCGACTCAAGTCACCCATGTCGCATATCTTGACGGCTACCTTCTCGCCAACAATCTCAACACCAATACGTTCTACTACGCCGATGTTAATTCCCCATTCTCGTGGAACGGGCTTTCATTCGCCAGTGCGGCGGGAAATGCGGATTACATAAGCGCTCTCACTGTTCTCAATCGAGAGGTATACCTATTCGGTTCGGTGTCCTTGGAGATCTGGGAAAACGACGGTACTACGCCGTTCTCTCGCGTTCCTGGTGGATTCATCAACGTAGGGTGCGCTGCTCCGACCTCCATCATTAATACCGAAGAGGCTCTTTTCTGGCTCGATAACAGACGTCACTTTGTTCGCTTTGCAGGGCGCAGCATTGACCGGATCTCTTCACCGTTCGACAGGGTAATTCAATCCTTCGATACCGTCGCCGACTGCTACGCGGATAGAATCGAAATAGCCTCGAAAGAATTTTTCGTATGGCACTTCCCGACCGCAAACAGAACCCTTGTTCACAATGCGACCGATAACGATTGGTCGGAGTGGGGTAGATGGGACTCAGAGCAAATACTTTATGACCGATGGGCCGGTGACTCGTATTGCTATCCGGAGCCGTGGGGCGTCCAGTTAGTTGGAAGTAGGATAGGCTCGAACGTCTACACAATGTCGCCCTCCTATTACACCGACGCGGGCTCGAAGATTCGACTCCTTAGAAAAACCGGACATCTTAGCTACGGCACTCTAAAGGAAAAGCGGAGCCACGAAATACGCATACGGCTTAAACGCGGTCAGGGGCAGGGTACATCGACAGCGCCAAAATTAATGCTTCGATGGTGCGACAACGGAAAGGATTGGTCACCGATACGGGAAATATCGCTAGGGCTCCTCGGTGAGTACGAGCACGTAATTCCATTGAAGCGCACCGGCATCTACAGGACACGCCAATACGAGTTCTCTTGCTCGGATCCTGTGTCAGTAATCTTCCTCGACTGTGAAGAAGATATCGAGGTGCTTCGATGACAATAGTTTCGAAGCCTCCGAAAAACAAAGACTCGCACCTATACCGCAAATGGGAAGAGAGCTTAGTTCGACAAGCAGAAGACACAACACCGCTTACTGCGGTTCCGTTTGTGACCGTCTCTCCGTCGACGGCGCTCTCTAACGAACGCACTCTAACCGGGACCACTGATGTTTCCGTTACTGATAACGGCGCGGGTTCGAGCGTTGTAATTGGACTCGAGGAAACCGGGGTTACGCCTGGCTCATATTCTCGCGCAAGCATCACGGTTGATGACAAGGGCCGAATATCGGCAGCTTCAAGCGGAAGCCCTAACGCATATGTGCCCGAGTACGACAACTCCGACCCCGGCTCACCGACTGCCGGTGATGTTTGGGTAAAGCACACCTATTCCGCCATTGGTGGCGGAACAATGGGCGGTCACTTTGGACACCCGGATCCCGGGTCTGTCACTGACGTATACGAATTGAGCTACCGGACAGTAGCCGGAAGTACCAAGAGGACAACACTTAGTTAATGGCAACTGGATCGATAGCAGTAACCGCAGGCGCAGGTACCAACATAGCAACTCACACCATAAGTGAGGATGCGGCAACGAAGCACCTTTACCGAGTTGTTCTTACAAATAGCTCGGGTACTGAGATAGGCGACACCACTACGCCGGTTGTTGTTCGCGGTCCGGTTGCTCACGACGGCGCGGCAAGTGGTAATCCGATTCTAAATGCAGGATATGCGAGCGCGGCGGCACCCTCCGACGTATCGGCCGATGGTGACGTAGTTCGAGCGTGGCACCTCCGAAACGGTGCAGCGGCGTGCGTCTTAACTGCCGCTGGTGCGCTCATTGGTGGTGATGCGACGAACGGTCTTGATGTAGACGTAACTCGGGTTAGTGGAAACGTCACGGTCATTCAAGGCACGGCTTCTAATCTTCTCGCTCAAGTGTTCGGCGGGGCAGCTCACGACGGAGCCGTATCGGGTA